GTTGCCGTAGATGAACAGGTAGGGGTGCAGCACCACGCACCCGCCCGACACGGCGATGTTGTTGTCGAATGTAGCGACGATGCTGGCGCTGCCCGTTGCGGCGGCGGACATGGTGACTGCGGCGCCCAATACGGATAGCACCGTGGTACCCGCAGGTATGCCGGTGCCCGATACGCTCTGCCCCGCGCCCACGCGCACGTTGGCAGCCGCTAAAGTCAAAACAGCGGTGCCGTTGGTTGTTGCTGCCGCCGTGAACAAACCGACCTTGGACATCGAGGCGATGGCGGTAAAGGTCAGGCCGGTGGGCGTGCCCGCCGTCGTGGTGACGGGAGTTCCGCCAAAGCTGGTCGACAGCGTAAAAGTCGACGAGCCGTCGGTGGCGATGATGAAGTACGTTGTGGGGTTGGTGTAACCGGCTATACTTCCGGTCCCGCCGAAGGTACCGCTTATCGTGATCTGCTGATTAACGATAAGGGCGACGCTCGATAAGGAGCACGCAAACGTGCCAGCAACCCCGGTTATCGTTACCCCCGTCAAGATGCCAAAGCCGCTTGGAAAGGTGCCGTACAGCACCGGGGTGTTGGTGCTCGCCGTTATGTGCCTGAGATTCTGCCCGGGATGCGCCACCATGTTGTTGGTGTTGTTGCCGGTTGAATCGTAGGCGATATCAAACTGCCATAGGTTATTGTCACTGGCAGTAAAGTTGTTCAGAAGATAGTTATACGGCCCCGACCCGATGCCCCCACTGGAGCCGGTGATCCACTGCTGAAGGCCATTGTTGTAGCCCGACACCACGTAGTTGAAGCCGTTGACGGCGGTCATCGTCATGCCCCGGGAAACCCCCGTGGCGTTCAGGAACACGGCGTCATAACCGCCGATCTTGCGGGGCCGGTTGCGTTGAAAGCGCACCCACTTGCCGTCTGTAAAGCAAGGCGAATTGAATCTTGTTCCATCCCGCTGAATACCCGCCGGAATCTCCATCGCAATGACTTTTTGGGTCATTAGAAGGTACCTCCGCTGATGCCACCAAGGGCAGTTACCGTCCCCGCCATAGTGAGGCCCGAGGCGTTAAAGTACCCCACCTCGGTGTTGGCGATTACAAAACCTACCTTACCCGAAGACGGCAAGTAAAAACCAGAGTTCAAATCCCCCGAAAACTTGATGGAGGGCACCGCCAAGCTGCCGTTGCCGACGGTGAGCGACACAATACTGCTGGATGACCCCGAAGCGGCGTTATAGACGTTCGTGCCGTCGCAGATAACTATCAGGGAGTCGCCCTGCGATATGGTGACCGTAGCGGCACCCGCCGATGCCGTCCTCACTACGAAGGTAAAAGCGCCTGTCGTGCTGTTGGTGATCGAGTACAACTGCACCGTGGGCGGGACCACTACCACCTGATTACTCGTAAGAGCGCCCGAATAGAACTGGATCGTGTTGGCGGCCTGTACGGAGGTGAGGGTCAGAGTGCCCCCTGTTACCGTCAGCGCGAGTTGGGTGTACACGAAGCTGTTCGACCGGCCTATGCCGAAGGTATCCCACCCGGTGCCGGTGGACACCACCGTCAGGGATTCCGTAAGCTGCAACTGCTGGCTTGCATTCCCATCGATTAGGTCCGAGCCGTTGGGGAAAATTGTCAGCACACCGGTGCCGCCGTTGCGGATTGTCACAAACCAATTAGCGCCTACCGTCCCTGCCGATGGGAGCGTAAGCGACCCAGCGCCGCCGGCCCACACGTCCAACCCAGCACGATCATTAACAGAGATGTTGCCGGTAGAGTTATACGTCACCACCGGGCATGACTGGTTGAGGGTTAGCCCGGATGCCACCAGCCCAGCGCCAGCCAACGCGGAGGCATTTGCCGATGACGTGCCCGCCCCAAACACTACCGAAGCCCAGACCCCATTGGTGGTCGTGTTGTCGATGAGCCAGATAAAGTTCGCAATACCCGACGCGATGGACACGATGGTGTTGCCGGAATTATCGGCAACCGTGAAGGTGTTTGAGCCTACGTTACGGACTAACACCGACTGCCCGGTAGACACTTGCGTTGCAGGCGGAAGCTGCAGCAATAGGCTCGCCACGGTGGCTGTCACATCGATGATGTTGCTGACCGGGGTGTTGTTGTTGCCGTTCACCGGCCACTGCAGCGTCGTGTTGCTGCTGATCGTCAACGACTCATAACTGGTCGACGAGGGGCTAATCGTCTGACCCGAAAAGGGATTGATATACGAGGTCATGGCTAGGAGTCCTGTACGATGGCCTGACGATCGCCAACTCGAAGCTGGTCCTCTACTTTAAGCGCGGCCATGGCGGCGTCAAACAGGCCGCCCCATACCTGTAACCGAGCGTCGTCCTTGAGGAACGGCGCGGTTTGTTTTAGGGTGCCATACAGCATAGCGTTAGGGGCATTTCGCGTGAGCCAGTTTGTCTGGTTGTCCGATGCCAACGGCGGGAGCCGGGTGTAGCACAACGTCTCAAACGCAAAAGCCGAATCCGGCGTGGGCGCCACAAACCAATGATCCGCGTCATAGTCTGCGTAGTAAAGAGGGGTATCCAAAGCCGTTACATCTGGGGCATAGCTGCTGAGATACTCCAGCTTACGCAAGTACAGGGGTTGCTTCTGCCCCGCCGTCGTCGTAAGGGTCATGGATACCGTCTTACGCCAACGCGCCGGCTTGGCAATCACAGGGTTGTTGATGTTCATAGTGCCATCCGCCACCAGTAGTTGCCCCAGTGTCTTTATGTTCTCTGCGATCTCAAACTCGGCCAGCATGATGGCCGTGGGTATGAAGGCGACCACCGCTGGATCGGTACGCTCTAGGTACTGGAGCACCGTGGAGGTGAGGCTGTCGTAAGTTAGCGCGGCGGCAGGCGTAGTCATTTGTCAGCCTTAGCATCAAGTTTGTCAAAAATCTGTTTGCAGATAGCCTTGATCTCGTCGATGTCCCGATGGTAATCGCTCTTGGTTACAAACTCTTTTTGCAGGGATCGGACGTCCACATCAAGCCTGTCGATGGCTCGGGTGATGCTATTTACCACCCACCCCCCTAAGAAAGCGACGAGGCCCAAAACGATATTAAAAAACACCTGTATATCCACGGCTGCTCCTAGGCTAATTGAGAAGCGAGCGATTGGACTTGCGCTACCCGGTTTCCCCAACCCTTGCCGAAGGTTCCCCACGTCGGAAGACCCTCCAAGAATTGTAACCGGGTATCGTTATATTGGGCGATCAACTGCTGCGCCGGCTTGGCGTTTATGGCCGCCAACGTCTTTGGCCCTATGGCACCATCAGGAGTGGTCCCCGCGACCGTCTGGAGCCACTTTGCGGCCCTCCCCGGGCCACTGTTGATGGCGGCGTCGAACACTGCGTAGTCCAGACCATCGGGCAGGCTGTCGCCCTGAATCTTGTCCCAATACTTCCTACGGTACAGCGGGGCCACCATCTCGGGCGTCAGGGAGCGCATCTCTTTCTCGCTGGACTCACGGCCCACCCACTCTTCCCAGACAGCCTTGGTCACGCCCAGATTCGTCATACCACCGGGGTCAGCCGGGTGGTGAACATAGCCGCCCTCGTGTTTTAGTACGTGGGCCAGCGCATCGACAAAGTTCTCTTTCATTGGTTTGCCTTGAATTTCTGAATTTCACTACCCTTGTCTTTGGAGCCTTGCGAACTTCCCCTGTGAAAGTTAAGAATGGTGCCGGACATGGTGATGAGTGAACCAAGCGCCATGTACACTAATTCTTTATTGGCTTCAGGAACGTCCTTCATAAATGCAAACCACGCCAAAAATATGGTGGCCGTAACAATACCAATGTCCAGTGCGTAAGCCGTATTTTTTGCCAGCCATGAAGCATTGGCTGCTTCTTGCACCTTGACGTTCATATCCCGCGCACCCTTGACGTTCTCAAGGTGCAGCTTGGCGTATTCCATGTCCAGTTCACGTAGCTTCTTACCCGCCTCGGGGTCACCGGCAATGGCTTGGGCTACAGCAGCTACAGAGTCCTCAACGCCGAACTTTTTTGCAATCATCGACACAGCCGCGCCACCAAGGGGGCCAGCCACCGCAGTAGCAATGGTGGGGGCAAAGCCCTTGAGCATATTAAGTAGCTGATCCATTATTTCTCCAACAAAAATGACAAGTTCGCATGGCGCGGGTATTGAACAACTCGCTCACCCTCCGGGCATTTGTACTTGATCGTCGCCAGAAGCGTGGCTTTACCCGGTGCAATCTTTTCTTTTTGTACCATTGTCAGTTGGTACGTGAACGTGTCAATCTCTGGCCCCGCTGGGCCGCTGAACTTGCTTGCGGTGGTGGTCGCCTCATGCACCATGCCCGCCGCATCGCGGATATTTGGCGTGAAACTCTCAACAGAGCAGTCATCGCGCTTTTTGATCCGCGCAACGGTG